AAAATAAACGTGGCTAACTTTACTTGGTCTTATTCAGGGCTTGGCTTGTTTCAGCAATGCCCACGCAAGTACTACCATATCCGTGTAGCTAAGGACATCGTTGAGCCAAAGACAGATGCAATTACCTACGGTGAGATGGTACATAAAGCTGCCGAGAATTACATCGGAAAGGGTGTGGCCGTACCGGAGAAGTTCGCATTCATTACTCCAGTATTAGATGTTCTTAAGGAGATCCCGGGTACAAAACACTGCGAATACAAGATGGGTTTGACCGAGGACTTAGAACCATGTGGGTTCTTTGACAAGAATGTATGGTATCGGGGCGTCGCCGACTTGATAATTATTAACGATCAGGTTGCTCACATTATTGACTACAAAACCGGCAAGAGCGCACAGTACGCAGATATTAAGCAGTTAGAACTAATGGCGCTGGCAGTATTTAAGCACTTCCCTATGGTAGAGCGTGCTCGTACAGGACTAGCGTTTTTGGTATGTGATGACTTTGTAAAGGCTAACTTTACAAAATACGAAGCGCCTGAGAAGTGGCTAAGCTGGATACAAGAAACAAATAAATTAGAAGCTGCCCACGAGACTGGTGTATGGAATGCTAAGCCGAACTTCACATGCAGAAAGTTTTGCCCAGTAAAAGACTGTGAGCATAATGGAAGAGGACACTACAAATGATTGGTGATGATGATTTAAGAGATTGCTTTGCGATGTTTGCTTTGCTAGGTATTGTGTTTGCGCACAAAGGAGAAGATTCAGAATCAGCTTCGTTGACCGCTTATAAATATGCAGATGCCATGATGGAAGCACGTATTAAAAAAGAACCCGAAGTTGGTATTGTTGCAGTCAAATCAAGGAGAAGAAAATGAAAAAAGTAATTGTTGCATTTGCAGTATTTTTTGGTATTGGATACGCAGTAGCTCAAGTCGGTCCGTGTGAGATTATTACAATCGTCAAGGATGGCAAGATAACTAACTGCACAGTATGCGGCACAATCATAAATTGTTTTTAGACTATAACTTTGAGGAGATAAAAAATTAAAGTTACTGATCCACAATATGAAGTTTTAAAGGAATGGGTACATAAATATATTGATACTAAATGTATTGTGCGTAATACTGACATGCCTGGAAAAATGCCTGGATCAAGATATACGTGGATGTTTTATTTACGCAGAGGTTTATTTAATCATCAATTTTTAATTAACGTAAGCCAAATGTTTATTTATCATATAGAACGTATTGATCCTAAATTTAATATTCAGTTAACGGGGCTTGAAACCGCGGCTACGCCAATGCTTGCGGCAATACCAATGGTAGCTAGTGTTATGGGGATTGATATTAATGCTTTTGTGGTGCGTAAAGAACGTAAAACTTATGGTTTATTAAATGTAATTGAAGGCAATCCAAATAATAAACTAGCAATAATAATTGATGATTTGTGTAATAGTAGCCGATCTATGGCGCAATGTTTAAACACTTTGTTGGCTGAAAATATTCCTGTAGCAAACATAGCTTTTGCCATAATTAATAAAAGCAACAAAGAAGTTCATGACAAAGTTAGATTGGCAGGAGATATGTATTTACCCAAAGATATAAAAGTTATTAGTTTGTTTACTTTAGATGATTTTGATCTTAATAATCCTTCACACTAAAGAGAAATGCAATGAAACCTGTAATTAAAGAGGGGCAGTACGAATATAACTTAGAGGAAATAGCAGAAATGCTAAAAATATCAAGGAGCGCAGCCAGTGAAGCCCAGCGTAGCGCACTACGTAAATTGCGGGTTGCGTTAGAAAAACGTGGTTACAATGCCAATGATTTTTTGGAGAAAACTAAATGAGCGAGCCAATCCCCTTTGCTGGCTGGGTAGATGTAGATGACAACACCCAAGAAACCTTGCGATTATTGACTGGAACTGACCCAGAAAACATGCCAAAATACATAGTATTAGGCGATGGCGCCGTGTATTTTTACCGTAAAGAGGAGCAACGATATGCCTTATGTGAACAAACCACGTCCGTACAAGAAAGAATATCAACAACAGAAAGCTCGGGGGGAACAAGAAACAAGGAACGCTCGTGACCGTGCTAGATATGCAGTTGATAAAACAGGTGTTGATAAAAATGGCAATGGTAAAGCCGATGCTCGTGAGGGTAAAGACCTTGAGCATATCGTGCCTTTGTCTAAGGGTGGCACAAATAGCCGTAAAAACATCCGCATAGAAACACCAAGTCAAAACAGATCATTTAGCCGAAACTCAGACCATACAGTAAAAGTAAATAAAGCCAAACCTAAGCGCAAAAATGGAAATACTAAATAACAAAGCTATAGTAATTACAACAAGAAGACCTAATCTTGTAACTGAGTGTATAAGAAAAAGCGAAATTGTTGAGACCAACGGCGACTTGCATAAGGTTGCCGTGCATTGGGGGTTAGATGAGGCACAGGCTTTAAACAAACTCAAGATTAAAAAAGTGCCGTCTCCAATCTTACGTGATTACAAATGGCCCGGTTTACATAAACCAATGGAGCATCAAAAAGATACGGCTAATTTTCTTACGCTAAACCAAAGAGCATTTTGTTTCAACGAACAGGGCACTGGTAAAACCGCAGCAGCTATATGGGCTGCGGACTATCTGATGGAACAAAAGCGTGTGTATCGTGTACTTATAGTGTGCCCCCTGTCTATTATGCAATCAGCTTGGCAAGCCGATTTGTTTAAGTTTGCAATGCATCGTAGGGTTGGTATTGCTTACGGAGATAGGCATAAACGCAAGGCAGTTATAGAAAGCGATGCTGAGTTTGTCATTATTAATTATGATGGCGTAGAAATTGTAGCCGACGATATTGCAAAACAAAACTTTGATTTAATTATTATCGACGAAGCCAACGCATACAAAACAGTAACAACCAATCGTTGGAAAACGATGAACCGCATCATAACCCCACGCACATGGTTATGGCTAATGACTGGTACGCCGGCATCTCAAAGCCCAACTGATGCTTTTGGGTTAGGTAAATTAATTGTGCCGCAAAATGTACCTAGGTTCTTTGGTGCGTTTAGAGATCAGACCATGATTAACATTAGCAAGTTTAAGTGGATGCCAAAACCTGATTCAGATCAAATCGTATTTAATGCCCTTCAACCCGCAATCAGATTTAGAAAAGAAGATTGCTTAGACCTACCGGAGATTACTTATGTTTCTAGGGACGCCCCCCTTACTGCGCAACAGACGAAATACTACAAAACGCTCAGAGACGAATACCTTATGGCAGCGGATGGCGAAGAAGTTAGCGCTGTTAATGCTGCGGTTAAGATCAATAAACTTCTACAAATTAGTGGAGGGGCTGTCTATTCTGATACCGGTGCTGTCGTTGAGTTCGATGTTAGTAATCGTCTACGTGTTATTGAAGAGGTGATTGAAGAAGCTAGCCATAAAGTGCTTGTTTTTGTGCCGTTTACGCACACAATAGAGTTGTTAAAAAAACGCTTAAAAAGTTCTGGCATTACATGTGAAGTTATTAATGGTAAGGTTCCAGTAAATAAACGTACTGAAATATTTAAGACTTTTCAAGAACAACCAAACCCACGAGTGTTAATAATCCAACCACAAGCCGCAGCTCATGGGATAACTCTTACAGCTGCTAACGTAATAATATGGTACGCCCCAGTAACGTCTATAGAAACCTACTTGCAAGCCAATGCACGTATACACCGTCAAGGACAAAAGAACCCAATGACTGTGGTGCATATTAAGGGTAGTCCCGTAGAGACTAGGTTGTACCAAATGCTGCAAAATAAACTAGAAGTTCATGAAAAAATAATTGACTTATACAAACAAGAACTTAATAGTAGTTGACAAAGTCAAATTATAGTTATAATATGATTTAACTGGCACAGACCAGCGTTTTTAACCTAAAGGAATTTATATGGAACAAGAAGTCCAAGGCACACTGTCCGCTGAAAAACTTGTAGAAGTCTATCTAAAGATACGTGATGCTTCAGAAGATAACTACAGAAGTTATATGGCTAAGAAGGCCGACCTTGAAGAGCAACTGGATATCGTACAGACAGAACTGCTTAACATACTCAAAAATATTGACGCTACTAGTTTAAAAACCTCGCATGGTTTGGCTAGACGTAGTGTCAAACAACGTTATACAACCAATGACTGGGAGCGTTTTCACAAGTTTGTTGTGGAGCACAATGCGCCTGAGTTACTTGAAAGAAGAATTCAACAAACCAATATGAAGCAGTTTTTGGAGGAGAATCCGGACTTGCATCCCGCCGGTTTAAACGTGGATAGCACATACGCAATTATTGTAACTAGGAGAAAATCATGAGCAACGTCGCTTTGTTTAACCAGCAATTACCTGACTACCTTAAAGAGGTAGAGCTTGATGATGTAACCCGTGCCTTAACGGGTGGTGGTACCGGTGTCAAACGTATTGCCCTTGGCAATAATAAGTTTATATTAAAAGTAAATGGTTCTGAAATTTCTAAGAGCAGCAGTGACAAAATGGAAGTTGTTATTGTTAACGCTTCTCCCAACGTATCCCGTACATTTTATGCTAAAGCATGGGACCCCAAATCTGAAGCTGCTCCACCTGATTGCTGGTCTAATGATGGCGAGCGCCCTGACGCTTCTGTTAAAGAACCTCAAAATAATATGTGCGCAAACTGCCCTCAAGATATAGCTGGTTCAGGTCCTGGCACTACTAAAGCGTGCCGTAAGAACCGCAGAGTTGCTGTGTCTCTTGCATCGGATTTAAATGGTGATGTGTATCAAATGACATTGCAGTCTAAGTCAATCTTTTATGATTCAAAAAAACCAGGCGATCTAGATCATATGCCGTTCGATCAGTACGTACGTTATGTTGGCTCACAAGGCTATAACTTAAACATGCTTGTTACTGAGATGCGCTTTGATGAAGATTCAACAGTTGGCAAATTGTTCTTCCGTCCAGTACGTTTCCTTGAGAAGCACGAATGGGAAGTAGCTAAGAGGCAAGGCGAAACCAAAATTGCTAAAGCTGCCATCACAATGACTGTTGCACAAGCCGACGGCGTTAAAAAGCTAGAAGCTCCTGCAGCCAAAGTTGATGCTGGAACTGTGGAAGTTGAGGCAACTACAATCTCTGAGCCAACTAAGCGTGTTGATAAGAAAGCTGTTGAGCCAACCCCTAAACGTGACCTTAAAGCTGTAATGGGCGACTGGTCTAATGACGACACAGCATGAGTTTAAGAGGGTATAGCCTTCGTCTTGTAAAAGCCAACCAAGCTGCTGATCCTGAAAACATCGGGGTCAAGCTTGGGCGGTATTGTATTGCCAACGATATTCCGGTAACAACCATTGCTGTAAAGTTAGGTGTAACCCGCATGACTATATACAACTGGTTTACCGGAGTTGGTGTGCCCAACAAAGACAAAGTTAGGAAAATAGAAAAACTACTTATTAAATATAACTAATGGCAATCAGAGACCTATTGGTAGCAGTTTTGCCGCCCGAGGGAGAAGGCTGGTATTGTACAGTCGGCTTGCGGCAAGAAGGCGATAAACCACCAAGACAAAACTTCTTTCAGACTTTGGCAGATGTCGAAGCTGAAGTGAATACGTTGGTAGCTGAGAAGTATGATGCTTATTTTGCATGTGCTAAGTATGATGACCCAAAGCAAGGACGTATCCAACCAAATGGCAATCTTATTAAAGCCTTTTGGATTGACGTTGACTGTGGAGTAGGTAAACCGTATGAAGATCAAGCTGCAGGACTTAGTGCTCTTAAAGAGTTCTGCCATAAGATTAATATACCTTTACCAACCATTGTTAATTCAGGGCGTGGTGTTCATGCCTATTGGAGATTACAGGAAGTAGTTAATCGTAAAGATTGGAAGCCTGTAGCCGAGCGGTTAAAAGCACTATGCGAAGATCATGGCTTTGCAGCTGACCCATCACGCACCGCAGATAATGCCTCAATATTGCGGGTACCTGAAACATTTAACTTTAAACAGGAGCCACCGCTCCCAGTAGAACTACTAGTTGTATCCAAAGAGTTATCGTTTGAGGCTATTAAACAAAACATTGGTGTATTAATTGCACCTGATTGGATGCCACGTCAGCTCAATGAGATGACTCAAGCACTGCTAGGTAACAAGCAAAGCCGATTTAAAACCATCATGATTAAGACCATGAATGGGCAGGGCTGCGCTCAGCTTGAAAATATTGCAGTAAATCAAGACACAATTGAAGAGCCACTTTGGAGAGCAGGTTTGTCGGTAGCGGCAGCTTGCGTAGATAAAGATGAATCAATCCATAAGATATCTGAGAACCACCCTGAATATTCACCGGAGAACACGGAGCGTAAGGCTAATCAAACAAAGGGGCCGTATACGTGCCAAACGTTCGAGAAGCTTAATCCTCAAGGGTGTGAAGGCTGCCAGCACAAGGGCAAGATATCGTCGCCGATTCAGCTCGGATCCGAGATTGCTGCTGCAGAAAACAATGTCATCGTGGAAAAGACGGAGACTGGTAAAAAAGAAGTTTTCGATATACCAACGTATCCGTTCCCGTATTTTAGGGGAAAGAATGGTGGCGTTTATGTAGAGCACAAAGACGAAGATGGCAATGTAGACGCATCTAATATTTATGAGCACGACTTATATATTGTTAAGCGGCTACATGATCCATCTCGTGGCGAGTGTATTTGGCTAAGATTGCATCTACCTAAAGATGGTTTGCGTGAGTTTGCTATGCCTGTAGTTGACGTGATGACTACCGAGAAACTTAAAGAACGTCTCGGCTGGCATGGGGTTGTTGCAAATGCAGACCAAATGAAAAAGATAATGGCGTACATTATTGCGTTTACAAAAGAACTTCAACATAGATCAGAGGTAGAAATTATGAGAAATCAGTTTGGTTGGACAGATGACAACACCAAGTTCATTCTTGGGGATCAAGAAATTTCAGCAAATAAAGTTAGCTATAGCCCACCGTCTGCATCCACTGGAGCGCTTGCTGAGTTTTTAAAGCCAACAGGTAGCTACGATGAGTGGAAAAAAGTTATACAAACATATAACCAGCCA